CAATCCTATGTTTGAATAGTAAGAAGCATGTCTACGCCACCTTTCTATAAAAGCAACTTGACTTTTAGATATATCTTCCATACGAATCATTTCTGTAAGACCTTCTTCGTTGTTGTCATATCCGTTGTCAATGTTCCATTGATTGACTTTTTCTTTTAGTTCATCAAATCTTCTACTACCACCGAGCTTCTCTAGAACTTTTTTACTAGAGTAATTTACCCAACGCATAGCCCAAAGCATTTGAGCATAATACAATAATCTCTTATCTTTACTGCGAAAGTTCATATTGGCGAACAGTCTTTCTCTTTGAACAGCAGTTTCAACAAGGTATTGTCTATCAACATCACTTGTTGGTGCTATCCATTTAGGAACATTGATACTATGAAAGTCAGTACCATCTTTTATTTCTGGAGTGTTTGAGTACACCACTTTGTATTTTCTAACTTTGTTAGCAAACAAAGATACATTTGGTAGTACAGAAGGCAATCCAAGTTTAACTTGACTGTTCCTTTTAGCACGAAAAAGACTTGTTGGCTTACTCATCTTCTTCGTTTGGTAGTTGTTCATCTTGAAGATTTAGAGCAGAAAGCACAGTATATTGTTCATCTTCATCTGGAAACAATATCTGTATTGCTGTAACATCATCTGCTTCACTATCCATTAGTTTCTTCAACTCAATCCATTTACGAATAGATAAGTTTCTACCATCAGTATCTAGGTAGATAGCTTTAAGTCTTTTACCTAGACTTTCCAACGCAGAAGGGTGTATCTTATCAATGTTAATCTTGATAGGAAACCTATCTGCAAGAGGCTCTGGTAAGTCATCTGGATAGCCGTTCATTGTTGCAATACATTGAAAGCTAGGCAATGGTCTTACAAAAGTACCTTCGTCATCTGGTAGATTGAAACCAGCAAACTCTTTGTCATCTAACAAAGCATGAAGAAATGTTTGCACATCTGCTCCTGCATGGTCTATCTCATTGATAACAAGGCGTGAGCCTTCTTTGAAAGCACGAGTACCATTACCATCTTTCCAACGAAAACCACCATCAGAAGTAGCTATGTAATGCCCCATCAATTCAGTAGCCGTGCTGTCTGCTGTCAATGTAATGTTGTATGTACCTTGTCCTTTCTTCAAACCAAAGCGATTGGCTTGATATGTTTTACCTGTACCTGCTACACCATACAGAAGTATTCTGTCGCTGTAACCGATAACTGTTTCTAGTTGTTCCCAACAACCTTTTTCACTCATTATTCTTCTTCTCTCCTTTCATCTTGTATCTCTAGGAAAGTTTCAATTTCTTTGACAAAATCTTGATTGAGCTTGTCTTTATCTACATTTTCCCATACTTTTATCCAATCTTGTCGGTTGAGTTTTGTATCAATCCAACGAATTTCTGGAATATTTGGTAGATGTTCTAGCACTTCCATAGGTACATCAACTTGAATAGTTGCATACTCTTGGTCTATTTCTCTACCGATTTTACTTTTCACAATAACTTCCATTACCATACGAACATGAACATCAGTTAGTTCACCACGCTTGTAATAATGTGGAACAGCCATTAGAACAACAACGGGAAACCTACTGTCTGCAACAATATCAGTTTCCATAGCTCGTTCTGTTTTCATAGTTTCATCAAGAAACTCTGGCTCAATGCTTCTGTTGAAGTCCATATCAATAGCAATACCATTTAGGTATCTCAATATGTCAACAGTAATAGCACAGTTCTTTAGTCTTTGAGAATATTCTTCAATCTTCTCTGTATCGTTCATAGTGTTACCTTTCTACACACCTTCTCATGTTCTCTGTTTATCCAATAGTCAACATCTAGAGTGATATCTGGGTGTGCTAAGATATCATCTATTGATACTGACGCTCGGTTTATTTCTTGATTACAGTTCTTACATCTCATACTATTTCCTTTCTAAAGTCCAAGTGAACTATGTTTTCTTCGTGCCTTACGCACCAGACTTGCAAACCAATACTTGTTTTACCTACTTCTACCATTGAATAATCTCTTGGTGATAGGTAACTTGGCTTCTCATCAATGCACTTACTACAATGAATAAATAGTTCTATCTCGTTTTTACTCGTCATTTGGAATTGTCCACATGTCAATAGTCCAATCCATTGGATAGTTTTCTAGTTGTTCTGTAACGAACTTAACTGCTTCATCTTTAGATACGTCCATTGGAAAGATGAAATCAACAGCGAGTTCATTTGTAACTCTCTTTGGATTACCATCTTCGTATTCAAAGATTTCTTTATCTTCTTTCAATCTCATGTCTTTATCCTTCTTTCTTTCCAAGTATTCTCTGTACCATACGACCTGTCTTTTCATCAACAATATCTAACTGTTCTTGCGTTAGATACTTTTGTGTAAGTCCAAGTTTTACTCTTAGGTACAAATCATCATCAACTTCAACAGAAAATGTATCTCCATTGTGTTCTAGATTTGCTTTACTCACTCTTCTTCATCTCCTTTCATTACATCATTTATGAACTTGTCAAGTTCTTTGCTGATTTCATTACTGTCCATTGTTTGAGCAATCATAGAGCCAACCAAATCTGGATTACCAATAGCAATCATTTCTGGTTGTCCTGATTTAACTGCATCAAAGAACATTTTATGAAACTCTCTATCTCGTAACATTTCCAATGTAGCTCCTAGCATTGCTTCAGCAGGAGTTCCTTTTGCAGATAAGTCTTTAATCATACTCTCAATAAAACTTGATATTCCATTGAGTGCAGAAGCAATACCTATCTGATACATAGTATCCCATAGTTCGCCAAAGGCTTGACCATAAGATGAAGCTGTCGTACTCATACGAGTAGTTTTTGGTTCTCCATCTTTTGTGATATCTACAATGTTTGCAGCGTATATACTTACACCATTGTGAAGTCGGTAGTCTTGATGATTATCAAATCCCCGACTTTCAACTTCCTTGATATGTTCAGCAAATTCTTCTTCATCTGCTTGTTCCATATTTGCCATTAATGTACACCACCTTTCTTTGTGTTTATTCTTTTGACAGTTTGATAGCCACAAGTACGACACAATACTCTGTGATAAACAGAGGATTTTACATTTGCTTCTATCATTAATTTTGTATAAGTGTCTTGATGACACATATCACATACCATAATTTTCCTCTCTCTTAATATGGTTCTCGTTGCTATCTGTATAAATAGCTTGATACCTACACGACTAAATAACATTTATTTTTTAAGGTAGAACATTAGTTCTGTATAGATATCAAGCTATCTACTTTCAGTCAGTCAAAACAGGGCAAGTAGTAAAGACTTCCTACTCGTAGATAGCTATTCGGTTACAAGGCGTTGCTAGTCAAACACGACCACAATCCATTAGCCGTTGCTTTATATCGTATTAAGAAAAGCAATAGCAACGTATCTTGTAACTATTACAGAGTAGGCATACATGGTTGCTTGGCTATTAGTACGCATATTGGGAGTGCGATATTTAGCTTCGCACCCTAGTGAAAGGAATACGCCTACTCTGTAATAATTACCATAGAGTAGTCCAAGTATCGTAGTAAAGGAATTTATTACAAACTAACTACGATAAGGTATGTCCTAGACTACTCTAGCTAATTACTTCCTACAATGTTCACATAGTCTTTTACGACCGAAAGATTTCGGTAAGACTATGAAACAATTACTGCAAGTTTTGTAACTATCTACAACAACAGTAACGCTATCGTTGTATTGATAACTAGCATCTCTAACTCCGTTGGTATCATCTTCTGGGATAATACCTTCTCTTGATAGCCGAGCTAGTCGTTTCATCTTGTTCTCCAATTCTTTGTCTTGTTGCACACAATCCCAACATCTAGGAAACTCTGCGTTGGTTAGAACTCCACAAGCGATACACTCGTGCTTGTACAGGTCTTTGTCTTGACTCTCTGTCATGAACTCTGTCTGTGTACGGATAACAGGTAAGCCTGTATCGGCATACACAAGCCGACCATTGTTCTCATCAACACCAATCAAAGCTTTCTTTGTATTAGGTGTATGTGTAATATATTTTTTCTTGCCCATAACAACTCCTTTCATTAGTGCATGTGTGCATGAATAAATAAAATAGCTGAGAAAAAAATCTCAACAACAGTTTTGCCGACAAAAAAATTTTTTGCAAATTTGCCCCATTAAAGAGAACGACTTGACAGCCCCATTCGTATATGCGTGTTATGGGGTTCTCGCCCTCTATCGCATATGCATAGGGGAAATTTTTTTTGGATAGCATTCATTACGAATTGATATGCATAGGACTGTTGGGGGTAGGGTAGATTTTGGTATGATACACTCGCCCCCCCGACTAAATAAAAAAAAGCCGACTAGCCCGAAGACTAGCCGACTTTGATTTAGTTCAAGAATACTTACCTGTAAAATAGCTAAGTAAACAAAAGAACACGAGAAGGATTAGCTCCCCCATGATTGCATCTCACGTTTGCACTCTGAGAGAGTTGGAACTCCTTCTATCTCTTTAGCTACTTTGTCTGTACCTAGCAGAGATACTAAGGCTTTTGGAATAGTTCCATTAGAGTTTAGTTTGAACTTACCTTTCTCTAACGCCTTAGGATTATTTTCTACTATGGCTTTGAACTGCATGTAAGCTGGATAGTGCGTGAGTGGTTGGTCATGCAACTTCTTACCATTGCCGAAAGCGTCTGTTTTCTGCATGATAAAGAAAGCTGATTTGCCATCTTCTCTTGGACTATCCTTACCTACTAGCTTTACGCCATAGTAGTTAGTTCCTTTGATTACACCATAAGTTTTGTTCTTAGGTGTCCATGTATTTTTAGCCATTGTATATTCCTTTCTATTAGCTAACATTACTGTAATTGGAGTGTAGCGTGTCTGTCAAGGCTTTGTCGCCAATGCGACAAACTCGTGTTCGCCTTTACTGATATGCTATAACGACCAATGTAATGTTAGTACTCCCCTTGTACACGAAATAGTCTTAGATACATTGCTGATATGCTCCGTGCGTATGTTGTATGGTTCAATGCATAGGGCTACCATTTGTGATACAAAACACTACATACTGTACCTAGACTATTACGTTTGATACATAGAACACATCAGTCTTACCTAGACTAGATATATACCAACACATGCTATGCACTGTGCGTCTGCGCACATGCGCAGTGTCTTAACATAGGGGGTGGGGTATGTATATACGTAAGGTTTTCAGGATATTCTGGTAATTTACAAGGAACTTAAGTAGGGAGACCAGTAAGATGTTTGTTGAATCTTCACTCGCGTGAAGTTATTGTTACAGGTTACTTACAGGTATTACCAAACAAGGACCACACCAGTCTCCCTGTGTAGTATTTTAACAGAAATCTGTATAATGTATAGTTTAAAATACGTATTATTTACTTGTAGACTGTGGTGTGTATTTTCGAGCATAGCGGACATATCAGGAAAATTTTTGAATTTTTTTCTTTCTAGAGTCCTTGGGTACTGACTTTGTGGTAATCCCAGTCCATCTATAAGATGCAGTCAGCTTTTTGCCGTCCGATAGCTCTTACCTGTAACTCTGTAGTTAAAAAAAACTATTTGTTGTGGATAGTATAAACACAATGCTAGAATAAAACAAGTTATTTACAGGAGGATAAAATGTTTACATTTGAAACACAACACGCAATAGGTAAATTAGGTGAACACCTTATTAGACGACATTATGAAAGTCTAAAGAATGATGAAGGTGGGAATAGATTTATTTGTCGAGATGCAAAGTTTGACGAACAAATGAAAGGTGCTGATTTATTTATTATTAATGATGAATTAGGTACAAGGTATGTAGAAGTAAAAACTGATACCAAAATGCAAGATACAGATAACTTTGCACTTGAAATAATGATTGTACAAGATGATGGCACAAAAAAGATTGGTGCAGTTATGAAAACTTTTCCTGACTATCTTTTCTATTGGCAACACCCAACTGCATTAGTTTATTGGTGGAAACCAGAAGACTTAGTGCCACACATACTTGAATGGTTATCACAAGATGCATACCTTATAGTAAGGTCAGAAAATAAAAATTTTTTTTCACGAACACTGCTAGTGCCAAAAGATGTGATGATGAAGACAGGAGTCGTCAACGAGATGATGGTAAGCTATCACGTGCTGGAGGATACATTAGCTAATGAAACAAAAGTATAAATGTAGAACTTTTCTGCATAAGAACGGATATACAAGAGTAAGTATTTGCAATTGTAAATATCCGAGTAAATAACATTGTAGAATAAAACTACATGAGAAAAGTAACGGCATGCAAGTCATGTCATAATCCATTTAAAATAAAAGGTGGATACAGATTCTGTGGTAATCTTGGTTGTACAGAGTACAACAAAAGATATGGAGGTAAATTAAATGCCAAAACATTACGGAATGAAAATGAAAAAAGGCAAAAAGAGAAAAAAGAAGATGTAACATAAGTTACTATCTTTTTGATAGGAGGTGGACATGTCCATAAAAAATCGACAAAATATATTTAAAACACCAGAGGATTTAAAGAGTTGGGCTATAGACTTATCAGAAGCCTGTGGGTCTAAATTAATAAATAAAAAACATAATGTTTCTAAGATAGATGCGTTGATAGAAAAGTTTGTTTCTGACTATAATAAAAACATGCAAGATATGGTAAATTTAAAGAATAGTTTAGAAGAGGAATAATGGCGAAAAAGAAACCTGCAAGGAAACCCTTGAATGAAAAAACAAAAGCAACTCTTAGAAAAAAAGCTGCTAAGTCAAAATACACGTATGGACAGCTCGCTAGAGTTTATAGGCGTGGACAAGGAGCATATTTATCATCAGGTTCTAGGTCAGCTTCCATGGCTGCTTGGGCTATGGGCAGAGTTAATAGTTTTATTAGGGGTGGTCATTCTCAAGATAATGACATAAAGAGAGGCAAGAGTGCCAAGAAAAAAAAGTAAGAGAAAGGTTAAATATGAGAAAGGTGTACCTGCTAAGTATCTACAGAATAAAAGAAATTCTAAAGCGTCTGTGGCACGTGAAATTCGAAGTACAGCTAAGGCTTATAAGGAAGGACGATATATAGATTTGAAAGCTGTACAGAAATCAAGAGCTGTTAAAAGAAAGAAGAAAAAATAATGGGCGGACCTGATTTAGACATTGAGTATGTTTTAGCAAAACAACAAGAGGAAGAGTAATGGCAAAAACTGTAAGCTGGATGTGGAAGGGCAAAAGATATTATGGAACTCTTATTAGAGAAACTAAGACACATAAGTTTGCGAGAACTAAAAATGGAAAGATAAAAAAAATAAGGAAGAAAAAATGAAAGTAAAAGGCGTAGATATATCAAAACTAACTAAATCACAGCAAAATGCTATGAAAAAACATTCTAAGCATCATACTAAAAAACACATTCAGTATATGTATAATAGTATGAGAAGAGGAGCTAGTTTTAATAAAGCTCACGTAAACGCACAGAAGAAAGTAGGAAAATAATGCCAAAGGGTAATGGAGAATATTCAGCAGCTCAAAAAAAGATTGCAGCAGTTGCACCACCTTTTGATAAGATTACTGGAGCTGACTTTAAAAAACTTCGTCAGAGCGGTAAACGAAAACCAAAGATGAGCTAATGCCACACAGTAATTCTGCAAGAAAAAAAAATTTATTAAAGAAACACGGACTAAAAGGTGTTAATAAACCAAAGCGTACACCTAAACATAAAACTAAATCACATATTGTTTTAGCACAAGAAGGTCATCAACTTAAATTAATTAGGTTTGGACAACAGGGAGTAACTACTGCAGGTAAAAAACAAGATGCAAGGTCGAAAGCAAGGAGAAAGTCTTTTAAAGCTAGACACGCAAAAAATATTAAAAAAGGTAAAATGTCTGCAGCATACTGGGCTAACAGGGTTAAATGGTAAATGTTGTATGTATAGCAGACGATTGCAATAATTCTTTACCACCGAACGCTACAAAGTATTGTTCTAAAAAATGTTATAGAAGAATATCTATGCGTATCAAAAGAGCAAAAGACAAAGGTGAAGAATATAAACTACCTATCAAAGATGTAAATCAACCACAAGCTGCAACAGTAAGACGTGGACAGTATTATGAGAAATTTATTAATGAAGGTTATGCATTAGAACTTTTAAATGGAAAGATAACTAGACAAGAAGTTGCTGCAGGTTTGGGATGTACAGTCGGTAATGTAGCAAGACTTATGGCTGCATATCGGGAAGATATTGAAATAGAAGCAGCAACACAAAACTGGGAACTATCTGATGATGCAAAGCAATCATTAAAAGAGTTTAAAGGTTTTAGAGATAGATACTTTCTCACAGAACTAGGTGTACCTTTTGAAACAGCAGACTTTCACAATAAATGGATAAAGTCTATAAATAAAGCATTACTTAATGGTGGACAACAAATGATATTATCACCACCAAGACATGGCAAAACAGAACTTCTAATACACTTTGTAGTTTGGCTTATATGCAGAAATCCAAACATTAGAATACTTTGGATAGGTGGTAATGAAGATATTGCAAAAAACTCTGTATCTTCTGTACTTGATACTTTAGAGAACAATGAAAGACTCAAAGAAGATTTTTGTGGACCTAATGGTTCATTTAAACCAGCTACAAGAACTGGTAAATCTTGGTCACAAAATGGCTTTACAGTATCTACAAGAACTGTTTCAGGTATAAAATCACCTACAATGGTTGGTTTAGGTAGAGGTGGTAAGATTCTATCAAGAGACTGTGACATAATTATTGCAGACGACATTGAAGACTTTTCATCAACTATGCAACCTGCATCAAGAAGAAACACAAAAAATTGGTGGACAACCACATTAGGTTCTAGAAAAGAAGAACATACAGCAATGGTTGTTATTGGTTCAAGACAACACCCAGATGATTTATATTCTGCATTATTAGAAAACGAAGCATGGGAAACAATAGTAGAAGAAGCACATGATTCAATGTGCGTAATACCAGAGTTTGATGAAGATGACCATAAAGATTGTATGTTATGGGAAGATAAACGAAGTTTTAAATGGCTTATGAATAGAAAGAGAGATGCACAAACTACTGGTGGTGTACAAAGATTTGAGATGGTGTATCTAAATAAAGCACAGGCAAAAGGTTTATCTTTGTTTAATCCAGAAGTTATTAAAGAATGTTATGACCAGAATGTTGATTTAGGTAACATACCACAATCTGCATACCTTGTTGCAGGACTTGACCCTGCTGCAACAGGTTATCAAGCAGGATTCTTGTGGGCAGTAGAAACATCTGCTGATGATATAAAGCTACAAATGGTAGATATGGAGAATCAACAAGGTGGTGGTCTTGAAGAAGCACGTAATCTTATAAAGAAATGGTTTGATATGTATGGATGTTATCACTGGGTAATAGAAGAAAATGGTTTTCAAAAAGCTATACGTCAAGATGAAACTACAAAACAGTTTGCAAATATGCACGGAATAAAATTAGAAGGACACGAAACTCATAAAAACAAGTGGGATGAAAGATTTGGTGTTACAGCATTAGCACCGATGTTTGCAGAACATAAGATTGTTTTACCTTTTTACTCGCCAGAAGCACAATCTAAGAGTATTGCATACACAAAACAACTTTCATATTTTGCTTCAAAAGGCAATAAAAACTCTTATAAAAGTGATATAGTAATGGCAAGCTGGTTTCCAATGAAAGTAATTAGAAACTTGCAAAAACTAACATATGCAGATATGGGATTAGATTACACTCCTAGTTATGAGGGTTACAATATGTTAGACTTAAATGACATACCATGGAGTTAATGTGACACCTGACCAGATTATAGATAGAGCAGTTTATCTTAAAAAGATGCATGACGACTCTCTTCTAGATAGAAGTAGATTTAGAAATATTCTTAATGGTGGTGAGCATGGTATAAGAGATTTACTAGGTGCAGGAATGGATAGTATGGACTCTTATACTTTACCAGCACCAAACTTATTATTATCTGCTTTAGATAGACTTGCACAAAAAATTGGCAAAGTTCCAACATTAGATGTACATATTACAAATGCTAGAGATAGTCAAAGAAATAAAGGTAAGAAAGATAAATTAGAAAGAATCGTTACTGCATTTGATAAAATGCAAAGATTAGATTTACAACTTCCACAAGTAGCTAGATGGCTACCTGGTTATGGATTTGCAGTATGGGTTATTACATCAAAACCAGATGCAAATGGAAATATGTATCCTTGTGCAGAACTGCGTAATCCTTATGATTGTTTTCCTGGATACTATGGAAATATGCAAGAACCATCAGAACTTGCAATAATACAAAAAGTTCCTGTAAAGAATCTTATATCAATGTACCCAGAACTAAAAGCATATTTTGAAGCTGATAATAAAGAAACACAAGAACAGTTCTATAACATTTCATACAATCAATATACAAATGATGGCAGTTGGGAAAATACTAATGAAAGTGGAGAAGTAATTGTTGAGTACATGAATATAGAAGGAACATACATTTTACATCCTGCTTCTAAAAAAATAGTTGATTTTGTTCCTAATCCACTTAAATCAGGTCCTGCATTTGTTATTGCAAAAAGATTTAGTTTTGATAAATTACAAGGTCAGTTTGACCAAGTCATAGGACTTATGGCTTCTATGGCAAAAATAAATATTTTATCTGTAATAGCTATGGAAGATGCAGTATTTACAGAAACAAACATTATTGGAGAGTTAGAGTCAGGACAGTATAGAAAAGGTAGAAACTCTATAAACTATTTATCTCCTGGTTCACAAGTAGTAAAACCTGTAAACAATTTACCATATCAACTCTTTGAATCTGTAGGTAGATTAGAAAGACAACTTAGAGTTGTAGCTGGATATCCTGTACAAGATGATGCTATATCTCCAAACTCTTTTGTTACAGGTAGAGGACTAGAAGAATTAGAAGCTGGTGTTGGTGCAATGGTATCTGAATATCACACAATACTTGAAAATGCTTTACAAGAGGTTGATTCAAAAAGATTAGAACTTGACCAAGTATTATTTGGAAGAACAAGAAAACCTATTAGTGGTACATACAAAGGTGCATCATTTGCAGAAAACTATACTCCTGCAACTGATATAGATAGTAACTTTGTAACAAAAAGAAAGTATGGAGCTATGGCTTCGTTTGATGCTCCAAATAAAATTATTACTGGTTTGCAGTTATTACAAGCAGGAATAATTGATAAAGAAACTATGCAACAAGAAATGGATGGTTTAGAAAATCTAACACAAATTAATGAAAGAATTGTAAAACAAAAAACAGAAGATATTTTATATTCTATGTTGCTACAACAATCACAGCAAGGTGATAAAGGTGCAATGATGGCTGTTGTAGAAATATATAATAATCCAAAAAACATGGGTAACATATTAGAGAAGTACTTTACAACACAAGGTGAAGAACCAAGTCCTGAGGAACAACAAGTCTTACAACAGGCTCAAGCTCCTCAGCAACAAGGACCACCAAATCTTGCAGCATTGTTAGGAGGAGCTATTGGTTAATGATGACAACTTTACATTTGCACAAATCATTGCAAATAATTACACAGTAGAAGAACAACCTATGTGGGAAATGTATGAAGATGCATTAAATGATGGATTGATGAGTCAACAACAAAAACCTAATTTTATTATTGATGCAATAACTATTGCGTTTATACCACAGTTAGGAAGAATTGATTTACTTGTTGTTCCAGAAGATTTTGATTACGGAGATTTAAATGACAAGATTTAATCCACAAACAAATAAAGCTCAGTTTGAATCAGAGAGTTATGGTCAAGGTGAAGAACTAAACGAACTGCAAAGAAATGCAGAAATGTTTGTACAAGAAAATCAAACACCTGCTGCACCAGCGAATCCAAGAATGAACAGAGTAAGACAATTTATACAACCAGGTAAATCTATATTTGATACACCGACTAATAATCCTGGTGAAGATGTATCGACAAGTCAATATAAGGCAGCTTCAGGGCAACCTATTTATGATGCGGACATGGTATTACGAAGAATGGCAAATGTGTTACAGAGTGCAGATATTATAGCATTGATGAATGACGGAATGGCTCAAAACGAATCTGATAGAACGCTCTAATGGCATATCGGTGGAACTTCACAGCTCCTTGGGAAGATGACCAGAACGATGATTACAGAAACGAGTTACTAGGTCAAGCAGCCCAGATAGATAACTTTTTTGCTAACAATCCACAGATACCTTATAACATGCAAGGTATATCACAAAACTTTGGATTCTTACCTAAAGATGTACAAGTTGCTGGAGCAATGATTGGACTTACAAAAGATTCACCAGAGTTTCAAAGTATTGTAGAAAGATTTTTAGAAAAAGAAACATCTTGGTGGGAAGGTGTAAAAGCAGCAGGTAGAGGTTCTATTCGTTCGGCAATAGTCGGTATGGAATCTGCGTCACAGTTTGTAAAGAAGTTTGGTCAAGCAGGTATGAAATATTATTCAAAAAGAAAAATGAACCCTTTACTTGCATTTACAGGTATTGGAAGTCTTATACCTTTGATTGACCCTACAGGTAGAAATGAGATTGCACAGTCTTTTAAAGAACAAGGACCTACACTTGCAACTAGAGCATTTCAAGAACTTCGTCAAGGTAGAAAAGTAAATCTTGGTGAAGGATATTTTGGTAACTCTACTGTTGCAGAAGATACAGAAGTATATAAAGAACTTGTTGGTAGAGGTGCAGACCCTAATGAAGTAAAACAAATTATACAAGATTATTATGGAAAACCTATATCACAGTTAGAAATGAATACAAGAGAAGGTGGTGCAGGAACATACAGAGGTAGAAAAGGTACAGTAAAATTATCTCCTGGTCGTGTTGCTGCTGTAGAAGTGTTTGAACCTGGAACAAAGTCATTTAATCTTATGTCAGGTATTATTGATGCAGCGTATACTATTTTTACAGACCCAGCTACATATGTTGGTGCAGGATTTGCAAAAGCAGGTAAAGCAGCTAGAACTTTTAATTTATCATCTACAAAAGAAAAAGCAGGACTTATTGATAAAGTAGTAAGAAAAACTGTAAAGATACCTACAGCAAAACAATTTTTCTTTGAATCTAAAGTTGGAGATGATATTGCTCAAATGTTTGCTGACGCAAAAAGTTATGATGAAATTGAAATACTTTTAGGTAAACAAGGAAAAAGAACAGCTGCAAGGTCTGCAGGTGGTGCAAAACTTTACAAAAGACTTAGAGATGCTGATAATAAACAAACTGTTAAAAATATTTTAGTTGAAGCTATTGAAGACCCTATTGCTGATATATCACAAAGATTTGATGCTAACTCATTATTATTCAAAGGTTCATTATCAAGAGGTGCTGCAAAATTTATTTATGGAGATAAAGTAGCAGCTGCTGGATTAAAAACAGCAATGAAGCTTAATGGAACAAACAATACATTTGGAAGGTTATTCCAAGTATTTCCAGCACCAAGAATAAATACAGATGATTTAAATACAACATTTTTTGAACTTAAAGATTTTATGAAGTTTGCAAAAGTTGATGATGATGTTGCTGTCAAAGCTTTAGATAGAATTGTAGATGCGATGGATGATGAAACTATACGAGCATTAGAAGGACAACCTGCATCGTTGCAAAAATTAAATATGATGTTAGATATTTATGGTGGAGAGGGTGGTGTTTTACGACACATTCAAGATAAATTTAAAGCATTAGGTTTACCTGCTGGAGTAGTAAATCAAGTTGGAAAGCTTGTAGCAAGTGTTGATGAAGCAAATAAATATTTTTACAGTGCTTATGGTGAAGAAGCATGGAACTTACAAAAGATATCAATATTAGATAAAGGCAGAAATAATTTAGATAATGTAGATTTTAAAATGGAAGAAGTTTTAGATATTATCGATGACATTGTAAATAACTCTGAAATCAAAAGAGTAAAAGGTATTAAAAATGTTCAAGATGTAAAAGACGATTTTTTGCGTAAAAACCAATCAGCATCAAGAGTTCCAACAGATGAACCAGATGCAGAAATTATTGTAAATAAAGTTATATCTAATGGTGGTAGAGGTGCAGATATACAAGCATTAAGAGTTGCAAAAGAACTTGATATTGAAACAGGTGGCACAGGAAATGTAGGTTTCAATGATACTGCACAAAGAGCAGATGGAAGTTTTAAATTTCACGAATCAGAACTTACTGATTTAGGTTTAACAGATGATACTGCAAGACAACTTAAATATATAGACGAAAGAATTAAACAAACAGAACTAGAAGCAGTAGGCGAAGATAGAAGAGGAACAGTTCTTCGTAATACACTTAATCAACTAAAACAAGTTAGAAAAAAATCCTCTGAAGAATTAAAAGCATTAGAAAGAGGATTTAAAGAAATGCAACTAAGTCCTATAGCTGATGACATTGCTATTCAAGATTTATTACAAAAAGCTGTATTAGCAAGAAAAATATTAAGAGGTGATGTATCAGATGTAAGAAATGCAGACATAGTTAGATATACAGAGCAAGAAAAAATTCTTAAATATGTAACTAATCTTACAGAAGAAGGACCTACAAAAATATTAAGATATGATACTTTTGATAAAGCTGGATATCAAAGAGAAATAAAGAAATCTCAAAAAGCTCTCAATGACCTTAAAAAGAAAGTAGCAAGTTTAGATTCAAAAGTTAAACAAAGAGAGGACCTTATAAATAATGTTCAAACTACAAGGAAGCTTGATAGGTTACAAAAAGAAAAAGATGCCTTAGAAAAAGGTTACGATTCTTTCCCTGCTCCAGCTAAATATTTTGTATCAAGGTCAAAAAAGAATATTGATGATGCTGATGTAACAATTGCTATATTTGATTCTGCAACTGCTCCAGCGGGTAAAGGAACTATAGGTGCAATTAATTACGCTAGAAAAGGCAAGTTTTCTCAAAGTGCAGTTCCAGAAGCTAACAAAATTTACAAAGGTAACAAACCTTTAGTCGTTATTGATACATCACAAGAAATCACAAAAGAATTAGTAAATGAAGTACATCAATTATTAAAAAGATATCCTACTGTAAATGTTGTTGGACCAAGAACATTTACAGATGCAGACAAAATTAATCCTGTATTAAAAACATTATTTGTAAAAAATTCAGATGCATTTGATGTTGTTGATGGATTTAAAGTATTTAAAAATGCAAAAGTATCACCTAACCAGATACTTTCATATTTTTCAGAAATCACAACAGATGACGAAGTTTTGCAGCAAGTAACAGATTCAGTATTAAAGAAAGCAAATTTTGGTGAATTAGAATCAGTAGTAGGCAGACCTACAGCACATTTGATTTCAGAATATTTAGCATCAGGTTCACTACCTTTGCCAGATGCAAGATTATTTTTAAGAGTATTTTCTCCAGCAAGAGAGTTCTGGTCAAGAATAGTTCCTTCAACTAGAAAGAGTTTAAAAAGTAAACAAACTGTTCAATTAGAAGATGGAAGAGAATTTGACCTTTCTGATTTTGAAAAGATGTTAGCTAAACCTGTAAAGGAACTTTTTGATTTACAAACATCAGACCAAAAAGGAATTACAGCTTGGGCAAGACAAACAGTAAAAACAGCTAGAAGAAGATTTGATTTATCTGCAGATGATTCAGATGCTAATGCATTAGTACAAGGTTGGTTTTCATTATTAGGAGACAATTACATGAACAAAGCTTGGAAGCCATTCATACTTATTAGAGGTGCGTGGACTGCAAGAGTTGTTGGTGAAGAACAAATCAGAATGTGGGCTGCAGATTTAGATAATGTATTTACACATCCATTATCAGCTTTTGCTTGGATTATGGGTAAAAACAGAAAAGAAGTTTTAAATGCTATAGGAGACCCAGAAGATATAAAACTATTACAAACAATTAGAAAAGGACAATTCAGTATTAGAGATGATGAAGTTCTAGGTGAAGCTTTACAGCATCAAGCTGCTATGTCTTTATCTCATGGTGGTATTTTAGATGGAGATAAACTAAAAAGAACATTTGCTTTTAAAGGTGTTGAAAAAGGACAAGCAGGATATCATGGTGCAGCTGCATCTGAAATATATCAACTTGTAGATGACCCTCTTGCAGCTAATTTAGCAACTATCAGAGGTTCTTTAGAAGAAACAAGATTAGGTGTACAAAATATAAAAGATAGATTTTGGGATGGAGATTTATCTACTTGGAGAACAGCACTTGCTTATGGTTCTGATGAAGCAGGAAAGTATCAAAAGATAAAAGTTTTGAATGATAGAAAGTGGGCAGACGATTATGTAGATTCTGTTTTAGCTAGATTACATTATAAAACAGGCGGTTCATATAAAGTTACAGAGGTATTACCAGATGGAACAAGAAGGGTATTTGATGATATAGAAGGTATGAAAAGAATTAGAAAGTCTCCACAATCTGAAATAGAGTTTGAACTTACAAAAGTAGGAGATGATGAATTACTTTCACATGTAGCTGCAGGTGTAGATGGAATTGAATCAGGACTTGTAAAAGTTGTTATTGATGGTGATGAAATAGCTATAGGTAGAAAATCAACTATTGGAATGAAAAAGAAATATGTCAAATGGTTAGCTAATAAAGACCCTTATCAACAATATCATGTAATGAAAAAATCAGTATTTGATATGGATGGTGAAAGAGTAAGTTCTTATGATGCAGCAATAGAAAGATTATTTAGTATTGTAATGTCCTCTCCAACAAATAGATTATCTCGTTCACCTGCTTTTAGACAATTTTATTGGAGATTTATGGAAGACAACATAGCATACTTTGATGATTCTTTAAGAGCACAAATAAAAAAACAAGCTCAAGCTTCTCAACTTGATAAAAAATTTATTAAAAAATTAGATACAACAGGTAAAGTATCAGCTGATGAAGGTAAGATTTTAAGACTCGATGATTTAGATTCATTAGATGAAACAGCAAAAGCTTATGCATTAGCCGAAACTAAATCACTTCTTTATGATTTAAATAGACGACATGTTGTATCAGATATGCTTAGACTAGCATTTCCATTCGCAGAAGTTTATATAGAAATTATGGGTACATGGTCAAGATTATTAAATAAAAAGAAATTATTAGCAACTCGTAAAATATCAAGAGGTATTGAGGGAGCAAGAAAAGCAGATTTGAATGATGACGATGAAGGATTTTTTCATACAGACGAAATGACAGGAGAAGAAATGTTTTTCTTTCCTGGCTCAGAAATGTTGACAAATTGGATGTTCGAAGGCAACAGAGATGGAAGAACAGTAGAAAATCCTACAACAGGTGAAAACATAGATGCACCAGATGCAAGAATAAATTTGAAAGGATATGTTTCATCACTTAACATGATTGTTGGAAATCCAGCACCAGGTTTAGGTCCATTAGTTGCTATACCAGCATCTAGAATTTTGCCAAAGACTGAATTGATAGATAAAATATTTTTTCCGTATGGGAGAGAAACTGATAGTCCTTTTAATCCATATACTTTTGCAGATGCTTTGATACCTTCTTGGGCAAAAAAAGCATTATCAATGGGTTCAAATAATCCAGAAATACAAAGAAGTTTTGCTAACACATACAAAGATGTTATAAAAATGTTTGTTACTACAGGACTTTATGATGACAGTACACCTGCAAAACAACAACAAGCATTGCAAGAAGCTAAAAAAACTGCAATGTTTTTAACTATGGCAAGAACTCTTATACAGTTTGCAGCTCCTACAGGTGCAGTAATTAGATATGATGTAGAAGTTGCACCTGGTGGACAAATGCATATTGACCCATTACAAAGCAAAGATGCAGACCCTAATCATCATTTCTATGGAATATCTGTATTATCAGATGCTTATTACAGAATACTTTCTAAATACAAAGGAGACCAAGTATTAGCTACAAAAGAATTTGTAAATCAATTTGGATTAGACCCTACAGCTTTATTAGTTTCCAAATCAAAAGAAATAACAAAAAGAAGTTATACAGATGAAGGTGTCAAGTTCAAAAGATTAAATGAAGATTTTATGGGTATTTACCCAGATACAGCATATTATTTATTTCCTGATAATCCATTAGATGAATTTAATTTTGTAGCTTGGGCAGAGTCTTTTGCAAATAGAGATAGAGTTGATTTGACAGATGATGAGTATATTACTGCAGTAAGACAAGCACAAGGTAGATTAGCTTATGAATATCAAAGAAGATTATTGTTCGATTCTGGTGTACATAATAATTTATCACCTGCAAGAAAATATGAAATACTTACAGATTTAAGAATGGCTCTTAGAAAAGAATATCCTGGATATGGACAAACTTCTCAAACTGCAAAATCAATAGATGCTGAATCAAAAAGATTACAACTTATTGATATGTTAGAAAGAGAAGGAGACAGAATAATTAATTTACCTAATGGAGATAAAGTTCCTTTGAAAGAACTTAATTCTATGGCAGGTTTTGCTGAATACATGGAAGCTAGAAATAATGTATTAGCAATTATTCAATCAAGAGATGGTGTAAGAGCATCACTAAAAAGACAAGAGTATGCATACTTTAGAGAAGTTTTAAGAAGAAAAGCTCAAGAATTATTTTCAGCTTACCCTGATTTCTACTACATTTATGATGATATACTAAGATTTGAAATAGAAGAAGAATTTACTGACGTATTCACACCTATGGAGTATTAATGGAACAAGAAGCAAATTTAAAAGGTAAAGTCCTTAGAGAAGCAATAATCAAAACAGGCTTAGATATAAAGACAGTTGCTAATGCTTTTGCTAATGATATAGCTAATTTTCTTGGAATATCTGGTAGGGCAGCAGCACAAATGCTTACATTTATTGGTCAAGGTGAAAATACAATGGCACAATCACAAGCTTTACTTGGTCAAGGATTTGAGTCTAATCCTAAAATAGTTGCATTTATGGCTGGTCTTACAGGAGATGATTACAACCCATTAGATGAAATAGATGAACAAAGACAAGCTGCAGCTGGTGAAGCACCAGAAGATGTAATAGAAGTAGCACAAAGAGAATATGCTAATATGTCTCAGCAAGTTGCTGAAACTTCTAGAAGAAGAGCAAGAACAGAACCTACCATTGATGAGCAAAGGGAAAAACTTTTTGCTGAATATAAAGAGGATAAAAATATAGATAAATTACTTTCTGGCTTACAAGATTTAGAAAATGTTGAAGCAATAGTAGGAACTCAATACGCATTTGAATCACAATATTTAAATCCAGATACTACAGCATATTATGGTTTTGATGCAAGTCCTTATGCATTAGAAACATATAGAGCACAGGCAGGAGACCAAGACCTTGTTCCCATATACAATACTGGTTTACATTTATCTTTTTTAAATAATATGCCAGCTGATAGAGTTATTGACTTTCAATTAGCTTTAGAAGCAGCTGGATTTTTAGACCCTGCAAATATATCAGGAGAATTTGATGAAGCAACACAATTAGCATTACAAGGTGCATTTACATATATGAATCCAAAAAAAGAATTTGGAATAAATGTAAATGATTTAAATGATATTGCAATAGCATCTGGTGGAAATAATGCTGCATTTTTAGGATTTATTCATGATATATTTTTAGACCAATTAGAAGATATAGACCCTAGTGTTATTGACCCAGATAGAACAGGACCTGATATTGTAACTTTGCCTGATAGTGAAATGCTTGGACAACAAATAGAAAATGCTATATCACAATATAGTGGATTACCAAGTATGGAACTTTTATTACCTGATATTAGAGATTGGGCTAACGGAAAGATAAAAGAACTTAATGATAAAGCTGCAGAAGTAAATCAACTTAGTGCTAATCAATACAATATGGCTGCTCGTGATGCTGCAAGAAGAAGAAAATTTGGTCTTGAACCAAAACAGTATGAAGTAAGAGGACCTTTAGATAGAGAAGATTTATCAAATGCATTTGAGTTTGAATTAGATAAATATATTAAACAAACTTATGCACCACTTATTGAGGCTAATCAAGTAGACCAAGCAAGAAGACAAGGTATAGCTAGTTTGATTTCTGCATTTAGTGTAGGAAGATAATGGACGGAGAACAAATACCTTGGATAGATTGGATAAATGAAATTATCGTTGCGGCAGAAGAACTTAAAGAAAAAGGTGCTCAATTAGCTAAAGACCCATCTGAAGATATACAAGTATTACATAACATGATTGCAATATCTGCAGCAGAGTGGAGAGATGGTAATAAAGTAAATGAAGCTGGACCAAGTATGGGTAAAGCTCTTGGTGATGAAGAATCATATTCACCTGCACAAATATACAAACCAGTATGGGGAAAGGATACAAGTTCTGTAGATGTGAGCATTATAAATAATCCTCTTGTTCCTGAATTTCAAAATATAGATGGAGATAAACTTATGGAGCTAATATCAGATGATGTATCTCTTGCAGCTAAAGCATATGTAATTATTTTACAAAATAAAAGAGGTTACGATATTTGGTCAACTTGGGATGATTTTGTTACAAATCCTGATACACCACAATACTTAGATTATGCACAACAATATTCATTTGAAAGTTTGAATACACCAAGTGATGCTGTTGACCCTGATAGATTGTTTACACCAGACAGAGAACCTGGAACAGGTAGATTATTGCAAGATGGTAAACCTTTACCAGTAGAAAAAAGAGTTACATTTTCTACAAAAGATAATAGAGAAAGACAAAGAAGATGGCTTGCATCAGTTAAACTAAAAGGAATACTTAGCGATGCAATAGTGGAGGCAATAAATGTCGACTAAAAATGTAGATTTAGATTTAACAATAGAAGGACAATCTGTTGATAGTTTTAAAAAAGATAATGACAATCAAACTGTAAATACTTCTAGTGCAGGTGTTTTTTCATATTCAAATAAACCAACACCTGAAGCTGTATATTTTGATGGTAATTTTTATTATTTTTTGTGGGATGTATCTCAAACATTAGATGAACCAGATGGAACTTCATTCCTAGCATATAATGCAGGAAAAAAATATAATCCATATGGTTTTGGTGATACTGTGAGTGGAGCAAAAAGAATAGGACCAAGAGCTGTAACTACAGCACCTGGAATATTATTAGGAGAAGATTTATTAAGAGTAGGAGACATATCACCTGCATACAATAATTTAGATAATTGGAATCCTGGAGAAACATTTGATGACAGGATTGCATTGTATGAAGATGTTGCTCCATGGTTTTTTGATGCTGTAGTAGATGAAGATGGTAACGTAGATTATCCTGGAATGGATTTATTGTTTGATTTAGTTATCAACAATACTCCTATAGACCCAGGAGACCCAAGACTTCTAGCTATACAAGCACCATACACTACAGAAACTATTGAATATTTAAATGCTTTAGGTCCACAGGGTTACAACATTGGTGGCAAACCAAATATGAAGCTTGTTGCTTTACGAGAAACAAGAACTACACAATTAGATAACGCATTTAGTCGTTTGGGTTTAAATCCAAATGATTATAAAAAAGATAATCCAGAACTATACGAGCAGCTATTACAGCGAGCAGTAGAAGGAAATATATCTGTTGCACTACTACCAAAATTTGTTGGTTACGTAGAAAACATGGATGGATACGCAGTAGCAAAAGATTCACCTTTATATAGCTTATTTTCTGCTGAATCTGCAAAGTTGACTGCTGATAGTTCTGGGTTAGATTTATCTGATTATATATTTAACAATAAAAATACAGCAAAAGGTATTGAAGTCTTAGGTGCAGGTGTATTCAATTCACTATCTGAAGCAGACAAAAAGAAAGGTGCTTTATTGTTTGCAACTGAAGGAACTGAAAGTGTAGAGGAATACTATCAAAATATATTTGATACAAATCCATACTTTTCTAGATTTGCAGGTAAAGGACTAAACTATACAAAAGTTGCTGCACCTTACATAAAACTTTATACATCTGTATATGGAGAAGCTCCTGATGAAGAAGCAGATTTCTTTTTAGGACAGTTTCAAAATGATTACAATACTGCAGCTATAAACTTTAGACAAAATGCTTACGATACAGGTAATAAATTTTTTGGATATAATGTAGCATCACTTATGAACAAATCATTAGGTGGTCCAGTAGTTAGGGCAATATAGTGGCAAAAGTAACTTATTATAGAAAAGACTTTTTGACAGGTTATCAAATTGATACTGACAATACAGCTCAAATAGAAGCTTTAGAAGACGCAGGCTATACAACAAATTTTGCAGAAGCAGAAGCTGCTTCATTTACAGGGGGAGGACAAAATTTTATTGGTAATACTGCTAACACAGCAGATGAACCATTATCAGATAGTTTTCAAGCAAACTTTACTGTAGAACAAGCAAAGGTATTACTACCTTACATTACTAAGTTAGACCCACAAAGAGGTGAAAAACTTATAAAAGCATATGTAGATGGATATATACAATCAGGTAAAGTTGAGTTTGCATTAGCTGCTTTACGTGCAGCACCAGAATATGATGAAATGTTTAATGGTATAAAAAGAAGTGATGGTTCATTAAGAATGACAGAGGCACAATATCTTCAAAATAAAGAAGCTGTATTAGTTCATTTTAACGAATATAACTTAGGTGGATATGCAAAAGAAAACATTGATACTGTATTTCCTAAATTACTTTCTAATAATGTATCACCAGATGAAATGAGACAAAGATTACAAGCAGTCACTGATACTATAAATGCAGTTCCACAAGACCAAAAAGCACAGATACTTGGCGAATATCAACAATATTATTCAACAGAACTTGGAGAATTTGTAGAGCCTAATGAATCTACACTTGTTGCTTTAGCAATAGACCCAGAAGTAAATGCACAGATACTTTCTAAAAGACTTAATGTATCACAGATAAGTGCAACATTTGAGAGAGTAACAGGAGAAGATATAGACTTTGATGCTGTACAAAGACTTATTGGTAGTGGTATTACTGCACAAAGAGCTGCAAGTGAGTTTGAAACAGCTACAGCAAGAGCTCTCACAGCATCAAGATTAGCTAGAAGATTTAATAGACAAAATCAAGATTATACAGCATTAGAATTTGCAGAGTTTGGAGCAGCACCAGATACAAACTTTATGGAACAAATAGGTTCTTTATCTGCACAAGCTGAAACAGAAAGTGCAGTAGCAACAGGTGCAAGACAAAATAGAGAAGGTCAAGTTACAGGCTTGACAGAGCAATAAACCTGCTATACTAGATGTAGTGCCTGGCAGGATTCGGCACTCAAAATATAGGGCTGCAGACGCGATGACACAGCCAAGGTGTGTCGTTTGACATTCGTAAATCCTTGTGAAATCCCTTTAATTACCTAGCGATTATGTATATGGGATTATTTATATGCTAGAGAAAATGGAGAAAATAATGGAAGAAAATAAATTAGACCAAGCTACAGAAGATGCAATTGAGGAAGCTGTAGAATCTAACGACAATATAAAGCAACTTAGAGATGAGTTCAAAAAACTTAAAGCTGAGAACAAAGCATTCAAGGCACAAGCCATGAATACTGCATTAGAGTCATTAGGTTTAGAAGCTGACAAAGGCATTGGGAAAGCTGTAACAAAACTTTACGATGGAGAAATGAATGTAACTGACATCAAAGATTTTGTTAACAACGAGTTCGGTGATGCTATTAATGCTGAACCTGTCGTTGAAAATAAAGTTGCAGATAATGTTACTGAAGCTCAAGGAAGAGTTGAACAGCTTAATAAACTTGGTATAAACGCTGAACCTGTTGATATATCACAAGAGTTCAACAACTTCATTAATGATTCCAACACAAGCACAAGAGATTCTATCAACGCTAAATTGCGTATGTTAGATACTCTTAAGGAAGACAAAAAATAATTTATAGGAGAAGATAAAAATGGCAGAAATATCGTTAACTAATAATACGTTATATGCTCAAAATATTAATAACTTCGCTGGTGAATTGTTTAAAGTTGGTGGTCAAAGAACACCTTTATT